CGTTTGGTTCAAGGCAGACGTTGAACCGCTGACCACTTGGCTTACCAGTTCCCCATACAACGGAGAGCCAACAATCGGCTGAATCCGCATCTCCTGCACCTTGACAACCGTTGGACGGATTTGCGTGTAGGATACGTTCTCGTTGATTATCGAGTTGTCGAGCAGCGTTTCTTCGCTTATGAATAGTGCCTTCATGCCTTCGTAATTTTGTTGCCTTTGCGGATGACCAACTGCTGCTCCCATACGTGCCTGCATTGGGGACGATTCACTCCGCTCGGTGTGTGATACCAACCGCCTCTGCGATTCCATACCGAATATCCCATGATTGCAGAAATCCCGTCGATGTCCTCACGGGTATAAACCTTGCCTTGCCCGGCTAAGTCCAGCATGACCTTGCAGAACTCACGGCTGGAACCTTTGTCCTTGTTGCTGAAACCTGTCGCCCATGCGTACTTGTAGCGGACCTCCAAGACTGGCTCGGCAACTTCCTTGACATTCTTTGGAAGGTTCTGCTCGGCTATCTTGTCCACGGCCCGGGTGATAGGATAGCGGTCCTTGGTGATTAGGTAAGCGACTCGCTTGGCGACCTTCGCCTTGCTGACCCCGAACTCCTTTGCCATTTCTTCAACCGATGCGTCCCGGTTCTTTTTGCGGTAGGCTTCAATCTTCAGGTCCAACTCTTTCTCTTCCTCGCCCAGTTCGGCAAAGGCCAAGCGGATGTTTTCGTCGATGTTTGTATCAAAACGCATGGGCTTGGAGTGCATGACGTGGTAATCGTCGGCATGGCTTCCAAACTTACTTGCAACCACCTCCAAGACCTTAAACTCTTCATCGCCCCATCCGTAGTCTTCGTCGTCTTCTTCGCCCCAAGTCGGTTCGCTAAACTCTTGGGACTGCACTCCGAGCATCGTGTCAATCTCTTGGGCAGACAAACCGAATCCTGCTGATAACATGGTCCGAGCCATTTCCAACGTGATTTTCTCCTGCATGTACTGACGCACGATACGCATCAGGTTTTGGTACTCACGGCCCGATAGTTTCTTGATGTTGTCGTTGCTCGACAACTGCTCCACGGCTTGCGGTTGCTCGTCGGGTTGGGGGTTAGGTCCAACAACATCGGCAGGCTTTTCCAAAGGCTGCAGACCTGCTTTTTCCCTCAATTCGTCTTGGGTCATTATCTGCAACAGGGCTTGCTCGCTTAGTCGCTCTGTGATGGGTTCAACGGGGATAAGTTCCATACCTTCAACGCCATTGAACGAGCCGAGGTAATTAATCATCCGCTCCACTTTGCGTACCCGGTCGTTGACGTAGGTTGCTTTAAACAACTCGTAAGCCTCGACTAATTCAGTCCTTCCTCCGAGTTGACCCTCCGTTTTGACACCAAATAACGATGGATTCGTTACACGGTGGGCAATGAATATCTCTTGCTGGATTGATTTGTTTAATACCTCGAACTGCTTATCCATGTCGCTCGGAGTCAGCGGTTCCAGCGTCGGAGCCTTTGCAGCATCGTCGTTAAACGTAACCACAAAGCGACCAGCGTTATCCGTACCGCTGAACTTGCGTTTAATCTGCCTCTCGATGTCGCCCTGTTCTTCGGGGGTCGGGATGCCGTTGTTGAAGTTTATCAAGTAACCGCCCCAAAAGTTGTTGCGGAGGTTGTTGTTGTGGAAGTTAGCCACTTGCACATCTGCCTCAATCCAAGCGTTCCCCCCGATGTATTCGGGGAGAGGATAGTGCTTCACGCCTGCTGCATAGACCCGATAGTAGAACAACTGCTTACCGAGGCGGTTCTCCGGGTCGAATGCAGGGATTTTCTCGATGTCACCTATTTTGGGGAACAACTGCATCATGTCGTCGTTGTACCAGTCAGCAACTTGAAACATCTTCTCCTCTTTGTCCACCCTGATTTTCTCGAACGGGACGTGTTCCATCTTGGCAATCGTGCCAAGTTTGGACCAAGTAACCGCAACCGCAAAGCCGTTGAATAGTTCCAAGTCAAGGACCAGTTTCTCGGTGATGTCGTTTAGGTCCTCCGTGCTTGACATTCCGTCAAAAAACTTGATGAATCGAGCCTGCTGCTCCACGGTCAAGTCATCCCCTGCCTGCCAGCCACCGCCCATGATGTAATTCACTTTCCCATTCACGATAGCGTTGTGCTTTGACGACCTGCGATAGTTGTCAAGCAGGTAGTAGGGGTATTCGTTCGCAAAGCCGTAGGTGATGTACTTGCCGGAGCGATTCTCCAGCATCACGGGGACCTTATGCTCTATCCCCAGCCATTGGGTGAAGTGCTGCGTTGACTTGCTCATAGCGTATGAACTGTGAATGAAAGGGCTGAAATCGTGATACTTGCACCGCTATCGATTGCGTTGACGTAGATGGCAAATTCATCATTGACTGCACCCGTAACGTAGGCCTCCGTGTAAATCGCATGGCCGTTCGTGTGAGCCGTTGTGATGTCAGTCATTGACTGGTCAATCGTTGTGCCGTTCTTGGCGATGTAAACCTTGATTTGGTTGTTGTTATTCTGCGCCAAGACTATGGACGCAGCGATGCGAAGGGTCGCCCCCGTTGTGCCTGTGTAGGTCAGCGAGTTGGTGGTCCTTGAAAAGTTGTAGGTTGACAAAACGCCCGATTTCATCGAACTTGTCAACTTGACTCTTTGACCCTGCGTTGGCGTGAAGGCCGTGTTGGTGTCTATGTAAAGGTTCGCAAATCCCCGCTCTCGGTCAAGCGTTGCGGTGTCTGCGAGGTCGTCGAATAGACCGCCTACACGGGATGCGGTGTTCGCCCCGGCAGCGGTTTCGTTGGTGATAGTTAATGCACTCGCTTGGAGTTCACTTCGTGTTTGTACGCTCATGCGAAGGATTGGTCAAAGGTTGAATCGAATACCCTCACGCTGGATGCGAGAAAGGTGTTGTAAGTGATTGAATTGGCGTAGGTATTGAATCCTATCGTTGCGGTTTGTATAAATACCAAGCCCGTTTCAACGACCGCCAAAGCAGCGGAAACCGTGCTATTGGTATCGTAAACTTCGTAACGATACGAGCCTGTTTCAAGCGACCCCACGGCAAGCGAAAATTGGTCATAGCGGTTGGTGTAGGAAGAAAGGTTGGCTGATTTCAGCAGGGTAAAGTCGGTCGTGGTGTTCTTTGCGATGCTTGTGAGTCGCAAGATGTAGCGGTCCCCCGTGCTGGAACGCTCGGTCCAAGTAACCGTCAGGGTGTTGGTCGTGTCAGGGTTCAGGTAAAGCATCTGCTTGTAAATGTGCGATGCCCCCGAATTTCACAATTTGCGCCCAATCTGCCTGTACAACTCCGCCCGCTTCTTGGCGGTTTGAGCCACGTTGAACTGCTTTTTGATGTCCCTCGTTAGGTTGTCAGCCAAGCCTTTGCGAAGGTCGGGGTCAAGAATCAACTGCTTGATGTACTTGTACCAGTCCTTGGGTTTGTTGTAAGGAACGAGAAACCCGTTCTCCCCGTGCCGAATCACGTCCGTGTAGGGGATGGTTTCGCTTGCAATGATGGCCTTGTTCATCCACCCTGCCTCTACGACCTTCAACTCGGACTTCAGTTTGTTGAACTTGGTGTCCCTCAAAGGTGCAAGGGTAGCGTTCACGAAGTTGTAGCCACCCACATAGGAATAGATGTCCGCTGCCTGAATGCGTCCGTAGTTCGGGTTGTTGCCTTGGTCGCTGATTATTTTCTCGTACCCTTCGTACACGGGGTTGTTGTCGTTCCACCCTCCAAGATAGAGGCGGTACTTGCCATCCAAGTTTGCATCCCATCGTAGTTTCTGCATCCCCTCACGGAGCAGTTCCATGTCCTCGCCATGCTGCGCACCACCGAACCAACCGAACTTCACGAGGTGCTTGTCGGGTTCTTCGTCAAGGTTGGGGATGAACTGCTGATAGGCTTCGTATGGTTCGTTTTGCAGAATGCTCACATTCGCATTTAGAGGCCGTATGCGGGCAGCAAGGTGTTCGGTGGTACAGGTAACCCAGTCAGCCAATTTAATGTGCTTACGGATGACCTCTGCAAGTTTGGTTTCGTGGTAGTGGCGGTACATGATGTGGCCCGATTCAAGCACCCAATAATCGTCCAAGTCAAGGATGACTTTCGCACCGTATTGGGTCAGGGCTTTGTAAACATTTTCGACTTGCTCCATCGTGCCTTGACACCAAAGCCTGCTGAACAGGAACAGGTCAATAGACTTCAACCCCTCGTCGCTAATCGTGGTGATGTTCTCGACGCACACATAGTCAAACTCCGGGTAGTTGTCGCCCAAGTATGCGTTCGGCATTTCAAGGCGATAGAAACTGCACCCGGTTGGATGGGCGTTGTAAACAATACAAATCTTCATGGCCGTAAAAATAAGAAGGGCAGCCATTGCTGACTGCCCCTCTCAAACCTCAGTGATGAAAACCTAAGTCAAAGATACTATGAACCGAGTATCTGCGCAGTCGATGGTGAAAAGACTGTGGATGCAATTGAGAACATCGGGTCGGGTTCCATCCCGGTAAGCGTCAACTCGTAGCCACTGCGGTCCCCGAAGGCAGTACCAGTTCCAGCGGTTCCAGCGGTTGCTTCCAAGCCGTTGGCAGAGCCTAACAACCAGTAACGACTGTTGTTGTCTTGGACGATGACGATGACTCGGTTGCGTACCAGCAAGCGGAGTTCGTTGCGGACTGCGACTTGCAGTTTGTTAATCGTGAAGGTTACTTCGGGGGTGTAATAAACCGAGCCGTTCTCGATGCTCGCATTCAAGGTTTCAGTCAAAGA